CGGTACTCTTTTTATAAACAACTTCGTATTTATCTACAAAGAAGTCAGGCGTATTTCTTAAAGTAACAGTCATTATTACATTTAAATTACCCTCAGTTACGTTTACTGCTTCACTTGTAACAGAACTTATAACTGGTGCATTAACAGTCTTAGGATCAGGCAAGAATGTTGTAGGCTGTGAGGCTGTTTGTAATTTAGTATTATAAGTATAAGCGTCAGCAGAATACTCTAATCCTTTAACTCCAACTGTTCCATTGTTCTGTAAAGTAATACCCATACAAATAAAATTACTTGTATTGAAACCCATACCACTATGTGTAACTTGAAATATATCTCCTACAATTAATTCTTGTGCTTCAGAGGTTGCATTAAAACTGATCTGTAATCCTGCTCTTGATCTTTTTAAAACTAATTCAGCCATATCTTCTGCTTGATAAGGACTAACAGTACAAGGCATTGTCATTTCAAAATGCAATTCTTCATCATTGTCATTGGATAACATAGTTGCATATTTATAACTTGCACCAACATTAGTTTCATCACTTGGCGGATAGATTGCTTCATCAGGTTGAAAGTTTTTTTCAGCGTTATCAAACCGAGCTATCACTCTATTGTATTTCTTTTGTTTATCTTCCCCTTGTACTTTTATCCCACCAATAATCATATCTTCGGTAATAGATAAAACACTTGAGCCTGTACCCTCTACTTTAATTGTATAAAGACCACCACTAAAGGTAAAGAATGACCGCATAGAAGATAATATCTTTTTAACATTATCTATTAATTTAGTCTTGTTGCCTAAAGCAGTATGACATTCAAATAAGGCTTCTGTACTTGCACCTGTATATGGTGTGATTGAAGTATTACAAATTCCTGCGGCAGTCGTAAATGCTGTAGCGTTTATATCACTTGCAGATAAACCTTTACCATAACGAGTTGAGGTTAAGTAATCATATAAAACATAAGCAGGGTTAGCAGAGTAAGCATAAGTAGATCCACTTAAATTAGTGTTTACAAGTTTACCCTTAATAACAAAGTTAATCTTTGGTATGCCATTAAATGCGTCTGAATCATATTTAAACTTAAATACTGCGTGTGCTATGCCTTTACCATTGTGCGAAGCTGTCCAACCTAATGAACTTAATTCTGACATTCCTGTTAATGCTGTTGCGTTTAAACCATCATCAGTACCATTAAAGAAAGCAAAGTTAGTTAAATAGTGTGTAGTTTCAACTCCTTCTTCTTCTTCTATCCCTGAATAAACTGGGTGGTCTGTTTCTATCGTTAAATTAGAAGTATTAGTTGGTACTGAGGTACTTGCACTCGCTAGGCTAGAAATAGTCTGTGCTGTGCCATAACTTGAATCTGAACCTGTGTAAGTAGCATATAGAGTATCGTCTATATATAATTCAGTAAATCTTGCAACTTGTCCCTCACACATAGCCAATACTACATATAAAAATTGATTATCAGATGAAGTACCTAAGAAAACAATATTACCACCTAATCTTCTTGTGCCATAAACTACAGGCAAAGGATCATTAGAGTTTCTTTTGTTTACAAGTATGCCATCACCTTGAAGCATCTTTTCAAAGTCAGGCAGATCAGGCATATCAGGTATTAACCAACCAAATAGAAAATCACCTACTTCTTCTATAACTTCAATTATAGGATCAATAATATTTTCAACTGCCTCTACTATTGATTCAAAAAAACTACCCATTAAATACCAACTCCATATTGTCCACCAATTTTTCTAAAACCTAATTTGTCAAATAACATATCTTTTCTTTCCATATCTTTAGCATCACTTGTACCCATAATTACAGGCACAAGATGTTTTTCTCCAAGTTGATTAAAGCCAAGTATTAACTCTTTGGCGTTTGTAAAGTTTCTGTGTTCTTCTAGAATGAATAAAAAACTATTAATTAATATCTTATTCTCTGACCACCAAAACCTTGATAGCACTCCACCAGTAGCACCAACTATTTTAGTATCTTTAATTAAGATTAAGCATAACTCTTGCGTTATTACATTCTTTAAATATTTAGCCATAATGTTTTTGTTATATGGCGGATAGATCGTATCAGCTTCATCAGGCATTAGACAAAGCAATTTAATTAGTTCAGGTATATTATTATCTTTAGCTTTAGTTAAGATATAATCACTGTTCGTCATTAACTTTACCCCATTCAATGTCTACCATTAAAGCATTAGAAAATTCAAAAAATTTATCACCATTAAATATTTGTTGTTGTGAATTATCATTCGTTCTTCTGCCTCGTTTCATTTCAAAGTTAGCCCAATGATTGGCAACTGAAATAGATACACTACTTGAGGTTGTTGTTTCGTCTATACTATATCCTGCAATATAGCCTAAAAATATTGTATAAGGATTATCAATTAACACACCTGCGTCAGTTAAATATCCTCGTATGATCTCTACAGGTCTATGAATATGTTCGTTATTTAATAATAGACTTATAAATGTTTGACTAGCACCCTCTATGTTAAAGGTAACATTGCTTGTAGCAATTTGACTAGATTCAGTAATTGATGGTATTTTTAATAATGAAGCATCAGCTGTGTAAGTATTACCATCATAAGTAATATCAAAATAAGCTGTGGTTCTATAATATATCGTACTACCAATAGTAAACTGAATTAAATGTATTTGATCTAAGTGATCGGTAGCTAATTCTGTTTTTAGAGTAGAGTGTAAACCTCTTGACATTATATAACCTCAATAAAATCTAATTCGTATCTGTAAAATGCGTCTTGTCCTACTGTAAACTCTTGTACATCATTTTTCAATGCTACTGTGAATGGAACACTATCATAAGTAACCGCTTCGTTATTAGCTAATGCAGTTATTAATGGTGGCTCTATCGTTACAGTTGCCGCATTACTTGATGAAGTTACATCACTTATAACCATATAAACTTTATCGTGTGAGGCGAACTTTATAAAATCTCCTGCTTTAAATCTTCCTGCACCATCAGCACCAAAAGCATCCATAGCTATTGTCGTGTCAGCTACAGCGTGTACTCCGTTTACTAATACTGATCCTGTTTCTGTGCCTAGTGAATCATCTATAATCGGTGGCGTATAAGTAAATGCTTCTTTACGACCTCGTTGTGCAGTAATAAACGCAAAGATTGGAGCAAAACTTGCTCTAGTCATTGGCGGAAACGATACTGACATTTCCCATCTTTGATTTTGTAACTGTCTTGCCTGTCTACGACCACTAATAGAAGTTGAAACAATAGTTGTTTGATTGCTCTTAATGTTAATGCCATTAGATATTGGGCTTGTAGGAAATGCACCACTCATACTAGAGCCGCCTGACCTTTGTTATTCAAAGCTGAGTTAATCATATTTACAATCTGTCCTCGTCTTGTATCTAGTAGGTTGCCAAATGATTGTGCGTCTACTGTGGTTATATTAAAGTTTACTGTTGCACCACCACCACCAAGTTGATGATTGGGTGTAACTGATCCTGCGGTGTTAGGTGTAAAGAGTTCTGGACCCTTTTCTCCAACTAAGAATGGACTGTTCGGTAATCTTGCTCCACCAAATTGAGCAGGTGGTTGTTGTGATCTAATACCTGCAACTTGAGCCAAACCTGTTGCAACTGTTAAGGCAACTAAAGGAAATGTGAAAGGTGGACCCGGAGGTTGTTTTAATGCGGCACTAGCGGCAGTAAATGTATTCATAATTGTTTCACCAATAGCCAAGCCTTGTTGCAATCTAAACATTTTCTTGGATTGAGCCGCTCCTGCTGAAGCCATTTTCTTAGCTTGATTAAAAGTATCTTCACCTAGTTTTTTCTTATTTTGAGAAGCCTCACGATCTTTTTGCATTACCTTATTAATTTGCGTCATTCTGCGGTCGTCGTGTTGCATAGTTTCAGTATTAGCTAAATCTGCTCTTGCTCTTGCTCTTGCAAGTGCTTCAGTATTTTCAGTTTGCTGTACTATTGCACCTGATATTTCCAACATATTAGCGTGGAATGCTTCTTGATTAGGTAATATTTTATCAAATTGATCATTAAGCATAAGGAACGCATCTCCACCACCCTTAATAGTTTCTTGTGTGATTTTCACTATTCCATTAATTGCGTCAAAAGCTAATCCAATTAAACCGCCTTTTTCTTCAGCCGCTGTCATAGCTCTATCAGCCGCACCAATAGCAGATGTAAACACACCTATAGTTTCTATTGTGGTTGCTAAAGCAGTAGCAAGGGCTTCGCCAATACCTCTACCTAATTCTTCCCAATTCGCTTGGTTGTCATCTAATACTTTATTCAGATCACCAAATTGTTTTTTAAGTTCTGCAAAAAATGATTCATTAATAGCTAATTGAAACTTTAGAAACTTATCACCAACCATTGATAAAGCACCCTCAAGAGTTCCTGCTAATGCTTTAGTCGTACCTGCAAATTCACCATTACCTGCAAATGCTTTTTTAAATGCCGCAATAGTTTCTTCTACTGATACTTTAGCACCTGCTGAGAAACCAAGCATATCTCTAACACCTTTTTCTCTAAAGACATCAGCACTTGCTATACCACCTGAAAAGGCTCTTTGTATTTGACTTGCAGTAGTTTGAAAATCTAATCCTGTTGCACCTGCAACATTACCTGTAATTTCTAATATTTTAGTTAATTCGTCAGCGTCTTTTGCAACTACAGCTAAGTTACCTGAAGCCGCCGCAATATCACCAAGACTAAATGGAACTTTAGCCGCAAACTTAGAAAGATTATCAAATGCTTTACTACCCTCATCTACACTACCAAATAAAATTTTAAATCTTATCTGTAGACTTTCAATTTCTTTACCTGTTCTAACTAAACCACCAATAGCTCTACCTGCACCAAGAGTAGCTAATGCCGCAGCTGCGGCAAGAGCAAAGGTTTTTAAACCACCTAAACTTTTTTTAGATGAATCAATAGCTCTCTTGGTCTTATCTCTAGCTACTATATCTATATTTACTTTTTTAGTCATCTATCTCCTAGATTTGGCTTTAGCCATATTATGTTGTTGCTGTTCTCGTTTGTTCTTATCTTCTAAGAACACAATCCAAGTCATAAAATCTTCTACTGAAAATTCTTTAACTTGTTGAATAGGAATTTTTAAATAATCAGCTAATTGAATTATTGCTGAATAGTCATAGTCGTTATCTATTTTTTTTTAATGTCTTTTTTTGACGGAGTTTGCATTAACCAAGTTGCTACATCTGATAAAATATCAGGATCAGCTTTTTTCATTAAATGTATTTTGTGTTCAAGCGTAAATAAGTTTTTACCTTGCTCATCTAATGCTAACTCAATTAAAGCGTATGCCAAACCCTCAATAGCATCTAATTCCATCTTCTTAAACAACTTACCTTTTTTTTCTAAGTTAATCGGTTGCTTAAATATAGTTAAATTCCAATCTTCGACAAATTTACTTTCGCCTTGATCTAAACTATTAAAATGGTCTTTGATATTATCTATTGCTGACATACGCTATTTTTAATCTAATTTGTACTAATTGTCAAATTATACTGTACCTCTAGTAATAGCACCATTTACTTGTGCTGATATAGACATTCTAATTATATCGTCCATAGTTACTGATAGTGAATTACCTGTTACGATTGCAGGTACTGTGTAGAAATAAGCTCCACTATCTGAACCCTCAGGGTATAGTAGTAAAGTAACGCCTGTTGCTTCTTGTAATACGATCTGACCATCACTGTCAGTTTCGTCCCACATACACTCGATAGTTACTGAGCCACTTTTTCTACTTGTTTCGTATGTTTTGTTTGTGTCAGACAGTTGAGTTGATTCAATTACATCTGCTGTAGTTTCTAAAGTAAACGCTGTCACTTCTGCTACTACATCTGTACCAATTTTTACTACTCCTGCTGAGCCTGTATGTACTGCCATTTTATTCTCCTTGTTCTTCTGTTATAGATTTAGTTGTTGTTTTTTTCTTGGGTTTTGAAGATTC